CTGGAAGGCGGCTTACGAATATAACTACAGTCATGGCATGTCACACGAAGAAGCCGTACAGGAGGCTGATAGCGTTATTCGAACGACGCAGTCTGACTTTAATCCCGAAAACGTATCTGCAATTGAAGCTGGTTCTGCGCTGAAGCGCTTTTTCCTGGTTTTCTACAATTATTTCAATATGCAGTACAACCTGCTTCAGGAGCGTGCGGCATTCCGTAAGGCCACGAAGCAGTATGGACGTTTTGCTCTTGATGCAATATTGATCGTCTGGATTCCCTCTGTGGTTGGGAAGCTTATTACTGATGCACTGATGGGAGGCGGTGATGATGACGACGACGATGCCCTCGATGCATTGGACATCATTCAACTCACAGTAGGTGAACCGTTAAAGGGGACTATTTCAATGGTCCCTCTTGCGGGACAAATTTCAGCGTTTGCAGGGGCAAAGATGGCGCAAGCGGGATCTGTGACTGCACAGGCGATTTGGGGAAAGTCTCCTTATGTTGGTCGTGTCGGATCCGCACCTGCCATCATGTTGATGGAGGGTGCGATTTCAGGAGCATCCGATATTGTGAGAATCATTAACGACGACGAGAAAGTTAATGGCCGAACGGCGGCTCGCAACATCCTTGATTTGACGGCAGTAGCAACAGGTATGCCTGTGGGTGGCCTCAAACGTCCAATTGGCTACATAGCGGGGGTGGCCTCTGGCGACATTGATGAACCTGAAACGGCGCTGCAGGCTGTGCGCGGTCTTGTCGGAGGAAAGTAGCCGTCCATAAAGCTCGTTGATTATGCAAGAAACTCACTTTTAAAAGAAAAGGAGTTCCTTGCATGGCTATCAGCACAGAAGTCCGTCGCGCGGGGCCTTACCATGGCAACGGACAGCAGACGGAGTTTCCTTTTAATTTCAAAGTATTTGACTCGTCTCAGGTTCGCCCAGTGCTTTCCGTTGACGGAGGGAAGACAGAAACAGTCCTGCCGTCAGCGGATTTTGTAGTTACGCTTTCAGTTGATCAGGATGTGAATCCTGGCGGTGCGGTCGTCCTTGTATCTCCATTATCTATTGGCAGTATCCTCACCATTATTTCGGCGGTTCCATATCTGCAGCCGGTAGTGCTGACAAATCGAGGCGGGTTCTATCCTGACATCCTTAATCAGGCCCTTGACCGTGCAACGGCTCAAATTCAACAGCTCGCGGAGAAGCAAGAAAGGGCATTGGCGGTCCCCGCTACCACTGAAAAAACTTCAGAGCAGTTGATACAGGAGCTTTGGCAAGTAAAAGACAGTGCGGCCGAATCAGCTTCAGCATCCGCATCGTCGGCAAAATCTGCAGCCGATTCTCAGTCTGCAGCGGCTGAGAGTGCGGCGGCTGCGAAAACGAGCGAGAGGGCGGCCAAGAGTTCTGAAGAAAATGCGACGGCTTCAAAATCTGCCGCGGTTAATTCCGCATCTGCATCTGCCACGTCTGCCTCGTTGTCTGCGTCGCAAGCAGCTTTGGCAAAGAAATGGGCGGTGCAAGATGTTGAGCCTGTAGAGGGCTCTGGAGAAACCGCGCTTTACTCTGCAAGAGAGTACGCAAAGCGCGCTGGCGCTTCTACTCAAATTGCTGTGAAGTCAAAAACTGAGGCGGCCGCAAGTGCATCCTCTGCAGCCGGAAGCGCTTCTTCTGCAGGAAGTTTTGCGAGCAACGCTTCGACAGCCGCAGCAAAGGCCGCAGACAACGCGACGGCCGCGCAAAAATCTCAAGTTGCAGCGGCCATTTCTGCATCTGCAGCGGCGGTTTCGGCGAAGGAAGCCAAAGATGCCGCAGGCCAATCTGCCGCGGGTCAGCTGCAGGCGGACTGGAAGGAGACTAACTCGTCTGCCAAGAGCTTCATTAAGAATAAGCCGGCGATCCCCGCTGTGAAAGATTTGGTGCTCAAAGTTGGCGTCAGGGGCGCATTGGCAGGATATGAAACTCCTGTAACAGCGGTTAAGGCAACAACCATTACTCATAACTCTCCAGATATGCAGGCAGTGGCAGGGACAATTACGGCGCAGAGCCCCTCAGCCAATGCAGGCTTCACGAAGGTAGTGCGATTAGATGCCGAAACGCCAACGGTTGTTTTAAGTGCTAATTGGACTTGGGCAGGAGACACCGCTCCAATTTTGAAAAAAGGGAGCTTTGTAGTCTTTTGCGCCCTTAATGGTAAAGGTATTGCAGCCCAAATTAAGGGGGCGTAATGGCGACTAAATATATTTATAAAGAAAAGGAATTTAAAACCCTATACGCAGTTCGACAATATATTGGTATTGAAGAACGTATAGGTTTTGGTGAAGCCGAAACCGTTGAAGATTTTCGCAGGTTCGGGTTCGATGTTATTTCAATAGAATACGACCCAGAACAGGAATACTACGCATCGCTTACTAAAGAACAGAAGACTGTCTATAACCTAGATAAAACTAAAAACGAAAGAGCTGAAGCAGTTGCTGCAATCAAGGTGATGGTGGATGGGATGGTGTTTGATGGAGATGAAACAGCCCAGTCTCGTATGGCACGTGCGCTTACTGCCGCTGAAGCAGCAGGGCAAACTTCCACTGTTTGGGTTCTTGCAGATAACACTATTGCTACCGTGACAAAGGCACAGCTCGCGCAGGCTTTGGCATTGTCTATGCAGGAGATGGGGAAACTCTGGACAGTTCCTTATAAGGAGAAAGCTGCATGAAGGTAAAGCATCCTGATGGGCTTCAGGTGCTTATTGCTCTGGATCAGCTGATTAATACGCTGATCTGGGGCATGGCTGATGAAACTCTCAGTGCCAGAGCACATCGTCATGCACTTAAAGATCGTAAGTGGCCTGAGAAGATAATTAATGCTTTGTTTTTCTGGCAGCCAGACCATTGCAGGCAGGCTTATGAGAGTGAGTTAGAGAGAACTCAAGTGCCCAAGGAGTATCGTTAATGTTTAATAAAGAGCTGTTGTTGATTAACTCTTCAGGTGTTGAATATTTACTTATTCCGGGGGTTATTACAAAAGCTTCAAGGTTAAAAGAAGTTGGATACTATCCGTCGAAGAGTATAGGAAAACTATCCCCAACAAATATTGACGGTAAAAAGATCTTTAAGCTGTCCGGGGCGACTTCTAAAATAAATGATAGAAACTTTGTATCTCTGTACTGCTTATTAGAGCCTAAAGAAGAGTATCAGACATCTTCTGTATATTTTGGACTGCCGAATATAAAGCAATATACTTTCAAACTTAATCCGTATACTCCGCCAGAAAACGCCAGAGGATGGTACGCAATGGAGGCTAATAAAAAGCTTGAACGCTGGGCGGCAATGCAAGTTTTAGTTGGTACTTTACAAGAACTTGCTCTTAGGGGCGAAGTCGGTCCATTTTATTTAAGCACCACTCCTCCGCCTTGGGGATATACAGCGTAAGTGATCTCTATCAAAAGAGAGGAGTTATGACACGCAAAGAAGTTTTCAGAAAAATTGGTCTTGCCGTACAAGGCTTCACGGATTCTGCACGACGGAAGTTCGTCATCGCACTTGATGCTGAAAAAGCAAAACTGGATCCAGAGACTCGACGCAAGGTGCGTATCTTTTGGGGGTTTGTCAGTGCGGTGACATTTGTTTTTGGCTTCGCCCTTTGCTACGTCATTGTGGGGTGAAAGGATGCCGGACAAACAACTTCACGAATGGTGGGTCTTAGTTATGACGGGCTTCTTTTCCGTTTTTTGCGGTTGGCTCTCGTACCTACTGAAAGTGCAAGAAGGAAAGCAATTCATATGGCGAGAGTTCTTTCTTCACGGAGCGATAAGTGCTGTAAGTGGCCTTGTTTGCTATGAGATTCTTGCTTATCAAGGATTCCCGGCAGAGCTTTGCGGGAGCCTTGCAGGCGTGGCGGGTTGGGGCGGCACTAGAGCGATACGACTTGCTGAGGTGGTGATCCAAAAGCGGCTCGGCGTAGACAGGGAGGACTTGAAGTGAAAAGTTTTGGAAGCTATAGCTACGAGCTGGCTATGCCTTTCGTTAAGGCTGAAGAGACATTGCGACTTAAAGCATACAAGTGTCCGAAAGGGGTTTGGACCATTGGGTGGGGGCACACGGACGGAGTGAAAGAGGGCGACGCCTGCACCAGAGAGCAGGCCGAAGCGTGGATTCGCAGTGACTTGCAGTCTGCGCAAACCGGTCTCGCAAGGTTTATCAACGTCCCTGTTTCAGCAAATCAGTTCGTCGCCTTGCTGAGCCTTGCCTTCAATATGGGCTCAATGGGCGTCGTTGATAAATGCCCAAAAATGCTGCGCGCGCTCAATGCTGGCGATTACGAAACAGCAGCTGATGAGTTTTTGGACGTCACCAATGGAGGGCTGGCGGGGCTTGTTGCCCGCCGCCGCAGAGAAGCAGACTTGATGCGGAAATGCTGAAATGGTCAAAATTCGCAAAATGTCGCAAAGCCTGCTGCGAGCTCAGGACGAACGTATCCGCAAAATGACTCTCGCAGACACTATCGATCTGATGAACTCTCCGGATTACAAAGAGCGCTTCAAAGCGGAGTATTACCAAATACGCATTCGAACTCTCAAGCTCAGAGATATGTGTGAGGCTTGGGAGGCTGGCCGGCTCAATTTCGCTCCAGCTTGCAGCCGAAATCTTTACCAAAACCAGTTAAGTCGTATGGGCGCGTATTGTCGCGTGCTGAGAAATCGGGCGCAAATGGAAGGTATCGAGCTATGAACTGGCAGGCCGCCGGTGCGCTTGCCCTCTTGGCCATCAGCTTTGCCGCAGGGTATAGCGTGCGGGACGCCAAGGCCGATGCGGAGATGGCTGAGCTGCTTCGGTCTGAGGCTGTGACCCGGGCGGAACAAGGGAGAAAAGACTATGCAAAACTTGTCGCCGCAGTGGATGCGGCCGCTGCTGTTCGCAGTGAGCTTGATAGTGCTCGCGCTGACGCTGACCGGATGCGCGACGCGTTCGATCGTCGACTGCGCAGAGCAGAAGCCATTACCCAAGACGCTGACGGAGCTGAGCTTGCCGCGTGCACGAAGCTACTCCGAGAAAGTGTCGATTTACTTTCGGAAGGTCGAAAGCTGGCTCTCGAAATCGGAGCCAAGCACGACGCCCTAGTGTCTACTCACGATTAACTGATATGCAAAAGACGCACACACTCCAGTTTCTGTGCTATAGCTCGTAGCGTTATGATCTCTGCTGTGGTGTTCCAGTTAAGGCTGCGCCGGATGGTATAACAGATGGTATAACATTTTATAGATGTGCTGGAATTCCTAGTGAGAGAGGGTGGGTATATCCTCCTCCTCCCACCACCTGACACGGCCTGGTACGCCTCATAGCGTTCCAGGCCGTTCCATTTTTGCAGAAATAACAGCGATTAACGCTCATTTTCGGGCTTTCGAAGGTTGCATGTGGTTGCAACAAGATTCATGCAAGCCTACGCCGGATGGCATAAAGAAATCTCAAGCAGGAGTTTTTATGCCAAAAAACGTGAAGTGGTATGGATTTTTTGGACACATACAGAGTCCACACCATGCACATAACGCAAGAAATGAGACAGCAAGCCTGCGAGGGGCTTTTGCATTTCACCCCGA